AATGCGTCAACTGCAACCGCCCCGACAAAAGCGAAACCATCAAGGCTTGGTCCGTCAACTGGACCCTGCTCGGTCGTATCCTCCAAGCCAAAAACGCCTGACGATGGAATGGGTAAAATGCTTGGACCGGATGCCGGAACCTTACGAGCCTGTCCTGATTTTTACGACCGACATGAATCAAGCCTACGCATGGCTGGGCGATGGCCGTTGGTACTACGAGCATCAAACTTGGTTCCTAACCGAAGTGAGCCATTGGATGCCTCTACCCCCAAACCCGTTTTAACATGGACCTAATATCACGCACCATCCTCGGATATACCGCAGAGGTCGTCGGAGTCAGCCCCGATGATATATTGAGCGAAGTCAAGACCCAAGAACTGGTCCTTGCTCGCAGCATCTTCGCAGACATCGCCTACTCGGAATACCTCTACACCTATTGCCAAATCGGGCGTATCATCAAGAGGAACCACGCAACGGTCATGCACAACCTCGAAATCCTTGCCAAAAACATGAGAGCAAGGCCGGACATCAAGTTTCTTCGTACACAAGTTTTGAACAGGACACGGGATTTTTTGCAACATTAGCGAGAACCCCCTCCATCTTTGCGTGAGTGAACGCAGAGGCTACCATCCTTGACCTTTATCGAAGCGGAGAAATCCGCAAGGCTTGCCTCACCATTACGGGTGGCAATCCGCTTTGGAAGGACCTCGAACAAGAGGTCGTCCTGATCCTACTGGAGAAAGACCCCGACAAGATTACCAAGATGCAGGTCCAAGGGTACCTGCGATTCTACATCGTTCGTTTGATAATGAACCTGTACCGGGGAAACAACAACCAATTCGCAAAGAAGTACCGACACCACGACGAGCGAGTCGAGGTTGACCCCGAAACCCAAGAACTAAGCAAGGACTACGACTCCCTGCTCGACGACCTTTGGGCCATCGCCCAGCAAGAGATGGACTCTTGGGCCAAGGATGGGGCATTTCCGTACGACAAAGAACTGCTGAACCTGCTCATGCAAACGGGGAACATGAAGGCCATGTCAAGGGAAACGGGCATCCCTTATAGGTCCATCATCTACTCCATAGAACAAGCCAAGGCCAAAATCAAAACCGCAATCGAAGCCAATGGATATACTGGTCTATCCCATCCTGATTAGTGCGCTTGCGACCCTTGCGGTCGTGGAGTTCCGGGTCCTGCCCCAATGGTTCTACGCTTTGCCATTCGCCAAGCGTAAGCCGTTTTCGTGCATGACCTGCTTCGGCTTTTGGCTTGGGGTTGCCTTGACCCTGCCGACCTGCCAATGGTACTTGGCTCCTATCCTCGGCCTTGCATCATCTGCCACCGCAATAATCATCCGGGAATGGACCTTCAAATGACCAACGACCAGTTCATCGTGGCCCAAAAGCATCGCAAGTACTGGGACCAATATGTGGCCTCCCTGACGATGCGACTGCCACCCGATGCGGTTGGGGAACTGCAAGCCATCCTGACCGCTCACGGGCGACCGCCTACGAATTGGTGGTGCGCTGACTGCGTAAAATCAGCCCTTCAATACATTTACATACAAGCGGACTTGTTCCTCGAAGTAAACCAAAACACCATAAACCACTCCCTGAATGCCCCTGCCAATTCCGAACAATAACGAAAGCAAAGAAGGCTTCATCGGTCGCTGCATGAGCAATAACCAAACCAATGCAGAGTTCCCCGATACGGCTCAACGGCTTGCGGTTTGTGGCTCAACGTGGGAGAATCACAAGAGGCAGCAGTTCGAGTCTTATTCGGACTACGGCCAAGAGATTCGGGCAAATGCAAAGAGGGGGATAGAACTCAACGAGCGGAACGGGAACAAGTGTGCCACGCAGACGGGCAAAGTTCGTGCAGCCACTTTGTCCAAGGGCGAACCCATCTCGGTGGAAACCATCAAGAGTATGCACTCCTACCTGTCCCGGGCCGAAACCTACTACGACAACGCAGACGATACCTCGGACTGCGGTTACATCTCATATCTGCTATGGGGTGGCAAGTCGGCTCTCTCTTGGAGCAGGAATAAACTCCGGGAACTTGGCGAACTCGAAGGCTAAAGACGAAGACGAGGCCCAAGTGCAGGCTCGGATGGACTCGCTCATGATGGTCATTACGACCCTCTGCGACTGCATCGGAGCGGTGGACGATTCTAACTCACCGAATGCGTTTGCGGTCAAGATGAAGATAGTGGACAAGATTGACGAACTCATAGACAAAATCGAATACTGATGCAACGAGGCAGGCCAAAAGCATTTGAAACACCCGAAGAACTTTGGGCGATTTTTGAGCAATACTGCACGGAAACCAAGTCCAAGCCTATTATCGTTAAGGATTGGGTTGGACCCAAGGCCATGGAAGTGTTGAGGGAAAAGGAATGCCCATTGACCTTTGACGGCTTTACGCTTTACATTTGGAAGTCAGGGGTTGCCAAGGGAGTTGACCAATACTTCACGAATCCTGACAACAGATACGAAAATTTTGTGGAGGTCTGTTCACGCATAAAGCAGGCCATAAGGGAGGACCAAATCCGAGGGGGCATGGCTGGCATCTATAACCCATCCATCACTCAACGCCTCAACAACCTTGTGGAGCGTCAAGAGAACACGGTCCACATCGAGCAACCCCTATTCCCCGACAATGGCTGATTCTATCGTTGAGGGGGTCATTGACCAATTCAGGACAAGAGCCGAGCAGGGCAAAGCCAAGTACGGGACGACCATGGACCGCAACGACCTGACCCCGATGGAGTGGATTCAGCATTTACAGGAGGAACTGATGGATGCGGTGGTTTACCTGCAAAAGATAAAGACCCTTGAAAGAGCAGGAGAAGTTCATCCGAACCACGGCTGTAAATAAGGTCCGTGAGTTAAAGCGGTTCGTCAAAGGCATACAAGGCGGTTCGTCTGCATCCAAGACGTATTCCATCCTTGCCGTTGAGATTGACCATTGCACCAAGAATCCGTACACGGAAACGAGCGTCGTAGCCGAATCCATCCCACACCTCAAGCGTGGGGCCATGAGGGACTTCATGAAGATTATGACCGTTACTGGGCGGTTCAATGCTGCCCGATGGAACGCCACCGACTTTCGGTACAAGTTCGCCAACGGGTCTTACATCGAGTTCTTTTCGGCTGACGACGATTCCAAGTTAAGGGGTGCAAGAAGGGACAGGCTCTACATGAACGAGGCCAACAACCTATCCTTCCACGCTTACACGGAACTGGCAGCACGGACCAAGCAGTCGGTCATCCTTGACTGGAACCCGGTCAACGAGTTTTGGTTCCATTCCGAACTGATGCAAGATGAGGACGTGGACTTCCTCATTCTAACCTACAAGGACAACGAAGCCTGCCCCAAGAGTGCAAGGGACTTCATCGAGAAAGCGAGGGTCAAGGCTGAAACTTCGGAGTATTGGGCGAACTGGTACAAGGTCTATGGCCTCGGTCAGGTCGGGACGCTACAGGGTGCGATATACGAGGACTTCGAGGTGGTGGAGGGTATCGATGTCAGCCGAGCGAAATTCGTCGCCTTGGGGCTTGACTGGGGGTTCAGCAACGACCCTACGGCCTTGGTAGCAATATACCGCCAAGGGGACTGCCTGCTGATTCAGGAACTGCTCTACGCTACGGGCCTCACGAACCAAGACATCGCAGACAAGTTGCGGTCGCTCGGCATCACACGGGCTTGGGAAATCGTGGCGGATTCAGCAGAACCTAAGAGCATTGAGGAAATCTATCGGTTAGGCTTTAACATCAAGCCAGCGGAGAAGGGTCCCGATTCGGTTAGGAACGGCATAGACATTCTCAAGCGGTTCAAGTTGCAGGTTACCAAGGATAGCACAAACCTTATCAAAGAATTGCGGTCCTACACTTGGGCCACCGACAAGGAGGGCAAAAACACGGGGGTCCCGATTGACTCCTTCAACCACGCCTGCGATGCGATGCGGTATGTGGCTCTCAACAAGTTAAGAGTAAGCAACTCAGGGAAGTATGTTGTGGTGTAACTTTGAGGCATGAACCCCGAACGCATCCTTGACCTGCTAATCGAAATCGGCAAGACGCTTGCAGCCATTTTCTTTATCATCACCCTTCTAACCCTCCTTTGGACCTTATGAAAGTCATCCACTACTACCACGTTTATTGCGGAGGAAATTGGCAGTTAATCCTCAACCAACACATGATGGCCGTGTGCAATTACGGCCTCATCAATGTCTTGGACGAAATCCGTGTCGGCATCGTCGGTCCACCCGAACAACGCAAGGCGGTCAAGGAGG